TGGCATCCCCCCCAATCTGCCCAAAACACCAACGGGATTTTCAAAGCAAACCTTTGGAGAGACAGATTTGCATTTCTCCCAAAGCGCCACCGTCCACTCAACTGATGCCAGCCGCTGATCATACTTCGCCTGGCCTTCTCCGTAGGTGCTGTTTCCGGCGACAGTCAAAGCCGTGCATGGTGGATGGGCAATTATCAAATCCCATTGCTGGTTGAGCATATCATAGACATCGCCACAATAGTGCGGCCCAGGCGCATCGGTTGGTAAGAGGTCGCAGGACATTGCATCATGTCCACGCAGAATGAATGCGTCACGGACACGCCCAGAATACTCACAAGCTACTAAAACCTTCATTGCCAGCCATCCGCCGAGATGCCCGTGGCAAACTCCACAAACTTGCGAGAAATGCGATCTGGAACAGCAGTGCCAGACAGCCAGCGGGAAAGCTGCGATGCGCTGACACCGAGCATCTCAGCGAAGTCTTTCTTCTTCATTTTTTCGGCCTTGATGTGCTGGGCCAGAGCGATGCGTGATGTGTTTTCCATGCGGCCATCTTGCACAATCTTGCGCTGGATGCAAATAGTTGTTGCCAAGCCTGAAGAAGCGCGTTACAAAAAACAGGCAAGGACAGGAGGAAAAAGCCATGCAAGCATACTACAAGGGCGAAGAAATCAAGGTTCGCTTTGTCGCAGATAGTGTCCGCACAGACTTCGGTGTGCCGGGTTCGCCTGTCTGGGAAGAAGTTGACATGAACACGGTTGAAGTGTCGGAACTGCACATCTTGGATATGCCGTTCTTGATGAAAGATTTGCCGGAAGCGCTGCAGGACGCAATCCTGTCTCTCTGGAATGAAGTGGAGTTTTACTAATGCGTGAGTGGATTGAAGATGAAGTTGGGGCTGTGATGCTCTTTGCGATGGGCTACGGCCTGTTCTTCTTGGGCTATGGGATGGGGTTTTGATATGACCGAGCATAAAAACATCTACATGGCTTTGTGCGCCGCACAGGCTGGCATGGGCAAAGTTGTGAAAGGCGCAACCAACCCCGCATTCAAATCCAAGTATGCCGACCTTGGTGATGTGGTTTCGGTTGCGGTTCCTGCACTGAACGAGCAAGGCATCGCAATGTTTCACTATATGCTGCGGGATGAACATGGCGCGGTGATGCGCACGACTTTGGTGCATGGCGCAAGCGGCACTGAGATTTCCTGCGATGTGCCGCTGATCATCAACAAGAATGATATGCAGGGGATGAAAAGCGCCACGACCTACGCCAAGCGGATCGGCCTTGAGAGCCTTACAGGCATCGCGCCGGAAGATGATGATGGCAACGCAGCTGCGAAAGCCGCGCCCAAGGCCGAGGCGATCCGTTTGATTGGCGCGGAGCAGTTTCAGGAAATAAACGAACTGATCTTTGACACCGAAACAGACGAAGTGAAGTTCTGCACTTACTGGAAGGTGAAGACGCTCGAAGACCTGACCGAGAAGCAAGGCATCGATGCAATCGCCATGCTCAAGAAAAAAGCAGCACAAGCGGGGGTGGCAAATGGAACAGCGCAGTGAAGAATGGTTTGCAGCGCGGTTGGGATGTGTCACAGCATCCCGCACCGCCGATGTGATGGCGACCACCAAAACGGGTTACAGCGCCAGCCGCGCCAACTACATGGCCCAGCTTATCACCGAGAGGCTGACGCAGACGCCCACAGAGGGCTTTTCTAGCACCGCCATGCAGTGGGGAACAGATACGGAGCCACAGGCCCGCATGGCCTACGAATTGATGACAGGCGAGGCTGTGGTGGAGACAGGCTTTATTCCACACCCGACCATCGCAGGCTTCGGCGCATCACCTGATGGGCTGGTAGGATCGGATGGGCTGATCGAAATCAAATGCCCAAACTCTGCCACCCACATTGAGACGCTGCTGGCTGGCAAGGTTCCGTCAAAATACATGATCCAGATGCAGGTGCAGATGATGTGCTGCGGGCGGGAATGGTGCGATTTCGTCAGCTTCGATCCCCGTATGCCGGGCGATATGAATTTCTGGATGCAGCGGGTCCACGCAGATCATGCCACGCAGACAGACATCAAAGCCGAGGTGATTAAGTTCTTAGGCGATCTGGAAATGAAACTTCAGCAGCTGCGGGAGAAGTTTAATGTCTAAATCTAAACTGATCATTGCGACCTATGAACGCATCGAAGACGAAGCGGGCGGGATGTGGAATGCTATCCCATCCATGACGCTGGACAAGGTTGCGCAAGAACTGGACATTCCCCGCGATGAGGTCAGCACAGTGATGGTGTCATACTGGACTAATCAGGGCGCGGGCTGATGCCATACAAGGTCCGCCTCACAGGCCCACGGCAGCGCCTCTATGCCCACCAGCTTATAGACGCAGCGCCAGACTTCTCGACCGTGACCATTGCGGGCGGTGATCGGACCTTGGAGCAAAACGACAAACTTTGGGCCATGCTGACCGATGTGGCAATGGCCCGCCCAGAAGGCCGCAGATGGACGCCTGAAACTTGGAAGTGCGCCTTTATGCACTCTCTAGGCCATCAGGTGGCATTCGCGGAAGGCTTGGATGGGTCAGGTCCATTCCCGCTTGGGTTTAGATCATCAAAGCTGACCAAGCCGCAGATGTCTGATCTGATTGAAACGATTTATGAATATGGCGCTCGACATGGTGTTGAGTGGTCTGAAAAGGAGCGAATATGAAATACGAATGGGAAACGGACGCGCTAGACCTTTTGCATGATTTAATCCACAAGATTAACCATGACAAAAAATACATTAACAGCGAATTCTACATTGTTGGAATAGCTGTTGAAAATGAAAGCACGGGCGAGGGCGCTTATCTTTCAATGCTTGAAAATGACAGTTCAGTAATTCTTTCTGACATTATGCGCGATGTTGCGTCAGATGCAGAAAACTTTTACCAAACAACAATCCTTAACAGGAGAACATAAACCATGAAACCAAGACTAAACGCCACGAGGTGGCAAGCGCTTAAAGATATTGCGTGGCATGGCGAAGAAGTCTTTACGTCAATTCGCAGCGGTGTTCATGGCGCAGCGCTTTACAGCCTTGAATTGGTTGGCTGGGCTGAACGTGTAGATGCTCCAGACGATAGCCCATTCTTTACGGTTGAAACTGTCGGAAATCATTGGCGGCTGACCGACGAAGGGAAAGCCGTTCTCAAAGCCTTACCAACAATCAAACCGAGGAACTGATATGCAAGACATCAACCAAGAACTACTCCAGATTGTAGAACGCATCGAAGCGCAGAATGCAACAATTTCAGACGAAACTGAGGTGCGCAAAGCAATCTATGCCGATGCCAAATCATCAGGCTTTGATGTAAAGGTTCTGCGCAAGGTTGTAGCGCTGCGAAAGAAACGCGCTGATGAAGTAGCAGAGGAAGAGGCCATTGAAATGACGTATCGCGCAGCGTTGGGGATGTAATCATGCACTGGATACTCAAGCCGTTTATGAAAACCGCCGCCTATGCCCAACTGCCGCCACTGTATGAAGAAAAAGACCGTATTGAAGCGGCAATAGCACGGGCCAAAAAGTCAAAGGCAAGGGTTGCCCACCTTTATGAAATGGCGCAGAAAAACAATGTGCAATGTCTGAAGTGGGAAAGATGGTTGACCTAACAGGAAAAGGCCCACTGGGTCAGAAGAAACCCAAGGCCGAAAGAGGCACAGCTAAGGCGCGGGCGCACATTGCCCGCGTCAAACAACTGCCCTGCATCATTTGCTTGAAGCACGGGCCAAGTGATGCACATCATGTGATTTCTGGCCGATATGGGTCTGCCAAGACCAGCGACATGGATGTAATCCCGCTTTGCAAGGCGCACCATCAAGACGGCCCAGATGCGATCCACAACGGAAAAGCATCATGGGTTGAGAAATACGGCGAGGACCACAAATATTTGCCGTTGGTCGAACAGTGGCTTCGTGGTATGTAAACGCGCCCAGCGGGCGGTGGCTTCAAAACACCCGCAGCGTGGTAAGGTTGCCTATCTTCCCAACCAAGACCACGCATGATAAATTAAATCAGGCCCTGCGTGGGGTAGAGAAGGCAGGACACCACGGTCCATGCGCTCAGGGTGCAGAACACCCCCACAATCAACCTATCGCTGCTGTGTGCCTCATAACCTCGTTACGCTCGCCTATCTGTCAATCGGATCGAGCGCCCGCAGCACTAGGCCGTCCACTTTATGAAATGTCATGGATTGCAAGGCGCGTCTTCCGCCGTATCCCATGCTTGCAGCATAGGAGTCTGGCGGGCAAAATGCGCGCAGGCTTTCATGTCGCAAGGGGCCAATGTCCTTGGCCTGATCATGGTGGATATGGCCCGTCAGGTAATGCCGATGGCGTGTGTCTGACCAGAATGGGCAAACATCCGACAGATACATCGCCATCTGTTGCGGTTTGCTTTTATCGCCGTGATGAGCAAAAATGGCGCACTTGCCCCACTGCATCATAAACAAATCGCGGGGGTTCTTCTCAATCGTAACCCGTGGCTCGTCCCGATAGCGTTCGGCCAAAGCGAAGTTAAGCGTCATGCTGGAATGTGGATCGTGGTTGCCCCGCAGCACGCGCACATGAATGCGGGCGTGTTTCTGCAAGAGGCGCAGAATCGTCTCAGCAATAATTGCTATACCGACATCAAGCACCTTCCAAAACCGCCCGTCAACATCGAGTTTGTGGCGGTTTGCTGGTGTTTCGGCGCGAGTGTCATCGCTGTGAAAGTAATCCCCGCCGATAATCAATATCGCTTGCTCGGCGGCAGGCGTAAGCGCCAGCACCTTGGCAAAAGCGTGCCTCATGTCTTTGGCCGCGTATCCGAGGTCATAATCCTGCGATCCAGTTTCGCGGCCCCACGCCATCATCCCAACGTGGGCGTCCATCAGCGGATAGACGGCGCACAGATCGGCCATCACGTTCTCAGGGGCTACCACAGGCTCGGCAGGCACTATGCCTTCCAGCGCCTCGCGTATGCGCTCTGCAACGGCTTCTGGCGGTTCGGCTTCGGGCCGGAGCATGAGCGAATAGCCAATTTCACCATCTTTTGGCGGGACTTTGGCCCAAGCCAATG